GGCGTCGTTGATGATATCGAACAGCCGCCGTCCCTCGTCGGTCGGCGAGAATCGGCCGTGGCGGCGGCCGGGCTTGCCGTCGCGTACGACGAGGCCCTTCTCGATCAGGATATTCACCGTCCGCCCTGCCTGACTGTGATCGCGCTGGAGCGCCTTGACCAGCGTGGTCCAGTCGGTAGGCGGGTCGAGCGAGATCTCGTTGAGGACCCAGGCCTCGAAATTGGAGAGGTGGGTCAGGCGCTTGAAGGTCAGGGCGCCGCTGCGCGAAAAATAGGCGCTCAGCGTCATCAACGGCGAGACAATCCGCGAGCGATCGATCACCAGCTGCTCGCCCTTCTTGCGCTCCTCGACATAGATCGACGGCGTGAATTCAGGCTTGCTGTCGTCGTGTTCGCGTTCCTGGTCGTACAACTGCATGGCACGGTCGAGCAGCACTTCGATCGTGCCGAAGAAGTCCTGCAATTCACCGTCGGTAATGTCGAAGCACAATTCGCGATTGCGCAATTCGGCCAGCCGGAGCAGCCGGTCCGCCAGCGTCTCACCGCGCCGTGTCAGAGTCACTGGACTGCGGATCTGTTTTCGCTCGATCATTTTCAGCTCGAGCAACCGCTTGACCGAACGGCTGACCTGCGCCTTGTCGACACCGATCGAGGTCGAAAGGTTCGCCGGCACCAGGGGACCCAGCCGACGCAGGAGAAAGAGTATCCGGCGGTCGAGTTCGACCAGGTCGATCTCGCGCGCATAGGACAGCTCAGCGCTCTCGCGCACCTTGTGCAGCACTTGCCAGAGCTCACCCTGGAAGCTCTGCGGCCGCGGCGACGGAGCGTTGGCCGGTCGCGGATGCTCGCTCGGAGCACGCGTTGCAACGCTGTCGAGAATAAGCCCCAGTTGCAGATCGAAAGCTTCGCCGGGCATGTCGGCAACCGTCCCAAGCGCGGCCCCGTTGTCTGCCGTAGCCTCCGCTGCCGCACCGAGAGCAAAACGCTCGACCACCTGGAGCGACTCGTCCGCCACGCGATTGAGGACCGGCAGCGATCGCCGAATTGCCGCCAGATCACTGCGCGGCGGAGCGCTGCCCTTGGCAAAGGATGCGACCGCTTCGCGCCAGCGCCGCAAGGCCAGTTCGCGCAGCGCTTCGCGGAGTTCGCGCTCGGCGCGGTAGTCCGCCGGAATTCCGCCACCGCGACCGGCTTCGTTTAGCTCATGCCCGTCATTCTTGGCCGTGCTGCCCATCGACGCTCCAGTCCTCTCTCGCCATCCGTCCACAGCAACGAACAACGTCCCTGTAATTTTTCGGACAAAGTTAACTGCAAGCTTCGCAATTGCCTAGGAAAATGTATCGCAATTGTATCAGCGATTCGCCCACCCGACAGGAAAGGGAAGTCGCGAAGCACGAAAATTCGGGCGCCGACGGCGCATGGGCGGGATTCGCCTTCCTTCGCTTACAGCCGCCGGTCCGACCGATTCCATGCCCTCCTTCCATGACCAATTCATCTGGATATTATCAACTTTTCGACCGATGCAAGGATGCAACACTTTCACGTTGCACTGCGTCATTATGACTAGGTCCAAGGCGCATAACCCTTGGAAATCCGGCATTTTTGAAGAATGCCCGTGGTTTCCGATCCGGACCGAAAGCTGGAAGAATCATGCCCTCGGTCCCGGATTTCCGCAATTTTGCATGCTCTCCGCGCAGCCAGCGCACTAGACACACATTCGCGCGAAACTTATTGTCGCGGTCCAATCTGGCACTGCGCTCTCGATAATCGCAGGCCACCGTTCACTGGGAGGGAAAAGGCATGGATGTCACGCCTGAAACAGCTTGGGACAGAGGCACCGCGAAGGCGGCAAGCCTTGGCGTGTCGCCAGCCGTTTCCTCCCTCGATCAAGCCCGCAAGGTTCTTGCATGTCCGCCGGCCCATGTGCCGGGCGGCCGTGCCTAACACGACTCCGTTTCGGCTGCTCCGCCGGAACGGCATTTCTGAGGAGGGAGTAATTGTGAGGAAGACCCAAAACACCGTCGGCGGTGGTTTCCGGGCATTGCTGCTTGCTGGCAGCGCCAGCGCGGTAGCCTTGACCTACGCCGCCCCTGCCTATGCGCAGGACGACGAGGGAAGCGACGAACCGATCATCGTCACCGGTTCGCGCATTCAGCGTCAGGACTATGAATCGAACAGCCCGATCGTCACGGTCGGCTCCGAACTGCTCGAAAATTCGAGCACGGCCTCGGTCGAAGTCAACCTGAACAAGTTGCCGCAGTTCACGCCGGAAAAGACTCCGACTGCTGGCGGTGACATCCAGGCAACGCCGACCAACACTCCCGGTTCGGCCACCGTGTCGCTGCGCGGCATCGGCTCCAACCGCAACCTCGTCCTGATCGACGGCCGCCGCGGCACGCCGGCGAACTCGAGCGGCGCGGTCGACATCAACACCATTCCTTCGGCTGCGATTGAACGCGTCGAAATCATCTCGGGCGGTGCTTCGTCCACCTACGGCGCGGACGCCGTCGGCGGCGTCGTCAACTTCATCCTGAAGAAGAATTTCGAAGGCATCCAGATCGACGCGCAATACGGCATCACCGAGCGCGGCGACGGCGAGGAATATTCGATCAGCGGCATCATGGGCACCGATTTCGCCGATGGTCGCGGCAACATCAGCATCGCGATGGCGACGTCCGATCGTGCACCCTCGTTCCGTGGCAATCGCCCCTGGTACCGTGAACTCTGGGCCAACCCCAATGTCGACGGGAACTACTTCTTCCCGATCTATTCGGGCATTACCCAGACCGGCCAGAATCCGAACTACCAGGCCGTTCTGAACAGCCTGTTCCCCAACGCGACCGGCGACGTCTCGCAGTTCGGCTCGCTGTACTTCCTCGGCAACACGCCGTTCACGCTGGGCGTCAACGCGGCCTCGGCCGATCCGCTCGCCGGGATTTCGAACTTCCCGACCGAACTGATCGACGGCGTCCTGACCAAGCAGAACGCGAACGGCGGGATCAGCCAGAACTTCCAGGAAGACTACATCAACCTGCCGCTGAACCGCTTCAACTTCTACGGGCGGGGCAATTACGAGATTACCGACTGGCTGTCGGTCGTCGCGCAGGGCTATTTCAACAAGTCGCACACGGAAACCGTGCAGCAGCCCGGCCCGATCGTCGGCGGCTGGAACGTGGTCATTCCGCGCTACGCAAACGACGACACCTGGCTGCCGTCGAACCTCGTCACCCTGCTCAATGCGCGTACCGATCCGGATGCCGCATGGTCGGTGACCGGTTACGTTCCCGGCCTGGGCAATCGTGAAGTCATCACCGACGTCACGACCTACAACCTCGTCGCCGGCTTCGAAGGCAGCATTCCGGGCACCGACTGGGTCTGGGATGTCACGGGTTCGCGCGGTGAATCGATCTCGAACTTCCTGACCACCGGTGTCGCGTCGCTCGAACGCCTCCGTGCGGTGATGTCGGCTCCGAACTTCGGCGCCGGTTTCGTCCAGCAGGGCAACGCCACGGGCGGCGGCTTCGGCGCCAACCGTGCGACCTGCACGACCGGGCTCAATCCCTTCAATGGCCAGACTCCGTCGCAGGATTGTGTCGACGCTATCCGCGCCGACCTGAAGGAATCCGCCGTGATGGAACAGACCATCTGGGAAGCCAACGCGGCGGGTACGCTGTTCGAACTGCCGGCGGGCAACCTCGGCGTGGCAATCGGCGCGACCTATCGTGAGAACGATTACAGCTTCCTCGAAGACACGCTCAAGGAAGTTACCTCCTCGTTCCTCGATCAGGCTCTGGGCATCTATCCGGCCCGCAGCATCGACGCTTCGCTGAACAGCAAGGAAGTCTACGGCGAAGTCGCCATCCCGCTGATCCACAACACTCCGGGCATCGAAATGCTCGAAGTGGTGGGCGGTATCCGTTACGCGGATTCGAACATCACGGGCGGCAGCACCACCTGGAAGGCCGAAGTCAACTGGGAAGTCACCAACTGGCTGCGCTTCCGTGCCAGCTACAACCGCGCGGAACGCGCGCCGAACGTGGGCGAACTCTTCTCGTTCACCCAGAACTTCGGCCTGCTGACCGGCGGCGACGCCTGCTCGCTCGGCAATCCGTTCTCCTATTCGGCAGGTAATGATCCGAACGTCGAGGCCCTGTGCCGTCAGCTGATGGACAAGTCCTCGATCCCCGGCCAGCCGGCGAACTCGGACCAGTACTACGGCAATGCTGGACTGGGCATCGCCCCGTCGACCGCTTCGCAGAGCACTTCCACCGCTCCGGGCTTCGCCTTCCCGTATTTCGTCGGCAACCCCGACCTGACGCCGGAAAAGGCCAAGACCCTCACTGTCGGTGCCGTGATCAACTCGCCCTTCGATTCGCCGGTCCTCAGCGGCCTGCGTCTCTCGGTCGACTATTACAGCATCGAAGTGGACGACGCGATCGGCCTGCAGTCGGGCCAGACGCTCCAGCAGCTCTGCCTGGATAGCGCCTTCAACCCGAACTACGATCCCAACACCTTCTTCTGCGAAAACTTCCAGCGCGGTACGGGTGGCGGCATCGGTGCGGTTCGCCTGGCCTACACCAACACCGGCTACTTCAAGACCGAAGGTGTCGACGCCCAGCTCGACTGGAACTTCGACCTCGGGCCGGGCCGGTTCAGCCTGAACAGTGTGTTCAACTACCTGATCACCATGAAGGCTTCGCCGTTCTACTCGGGCGTTCCGGAAGAATCGCAGACGCCGTTGTTCGATTACGCCGGTACGCTGCTTGCTCCGCCGGCCGGTCTGAGCGCCAACGGCAACTACGAATGGAAGCTGCTGACCAACATCGGCTACAGCTACGAAAACTATCGTATCGGCCTCCAGTGGCAGCACCTCCCGTCGATCGACTCCGGCACGACCAACACCGGTCTCCCGGCGTATGACGTGCTGAGCCTGAACGGCAGCGTGCAGGCCTATGACAACGTCACCTTCCGCTTCGGTGTGGACAACCTGCTGGATGAGGCTCCGCCTTTCGGTAACTCCAACCCGAACCCGGTCTACCCGGCCGTTTCGGGTGGCGGTCTGAACACCACCAACTACGATGCGCTTGGCCGCCGTTACTACTTCGGCGTGACGACCAAGTTCTAATCCAGGCGCAAGCCGAACAGACTGGGCCCTCCCCGCAAGGGGAGGGCCTTTTCTTTTGCGCAAACAAGGCTGGACAGGCGCGCCGCCCTCGACCAGTTACCGGCCAAACAGAATGGGAGACAGGCATGGCGAAAGTTATCCGGCTGACCGAAACCGGCGGCCCCGAAGTACTCCGGTTCGAGGACATCGATGTCGGCGAACCAGGACCGGGCGAAGTACGGATCCGGGTCGCAGCGATCGGACTCAACCGCTCGGAAGCCATGTACCGCGCCGGCCGCTATCCGGTACCGCAGACCCTGCCCTGCCTGATGGGCTATGAGGCAAGCGGGACGATCGAAGCGCTCGGCGCCGAAGTCGAAGGATTCAAGGAAGGCGATTTCGTCTCGGTCGTGCCGAAATTCCAGCTCGGCACCTACGGCGTATGGGGCGAACAGGCGATCGTGCCCGCACACGCCCTGCTTCCCGCACCTCCGGGACTCTCCGCAGGCGAGGCCGCGGCCGTGTGGATGCCCTATATGACCGCTTTCGCGCTTTACGAGGTCGCGAACATCGGCCCGTCCGACGGCGTGCTCATCCGCGCGGCTTCCTCCAGCGTCGGTCTCGCGGCAATCCAACTGGCCAACTGGGCCGGTTCGATCTCGATCGCCTGCACCCGCACCAGCGCCAAATCGGCCCTGCTCAAGACTCAGGGCGCCGCCCATGTCATCGCGACCGAGGAAGAAGACCTGGTCGAACGAACCATGGCGATCACCAGCGGCAGAGGTGCACGCACGGCCTTCGACCCGGTCGGCGGACCCTATGTCGATACGCTTGCCCAGGCCCTGGCCGAACGCGGGATCCTGTTCATCTACGGCGGACTATCCGAACAGCCGACCCCCTACCCCCACTGGCCCTGCGCGATGAAGGGGGCGAGCCTGCGCGGCTGGGTCGCAAGCGAGATCTGGAACCATCCTGAACGATACCGGCATGCGCAGGAGGTGATCCTCGCCGGTCTCGCATGCGGTGCGCTCAAGCCGGTGATCGACACGACCTTCCCCCTAGCCCAGATTGCCGAAGCGAACGCCTATCTCGAAAGCAACCAGCAGGTCGGAAAGGTTGTCATAACCGTCTGAGCCAAGCTCAGACGGTTATGAACAGGCCTGCCAGCGCCGCACTCATCAGATTGGCGAGCGAAGCGGCCGCCAGCGCCCGCACGCCCAGCCGGGCTACATTGGCGCGCTGGTTGGGCGCGAGGCTGCCGAAAGCCGCCATCTGGATCGCGATCGAGCTGAAATTGGCGAAGCCGCACAAGGCGAAGCTGAGGACCTGGACTGTACGCGGACTCAAATCGTCCTGCTGCGCCTGAAGGTCGAGGAAGGCGACAAATTCATTGAGCACGACCTTTTCGCCAAACAACCCGCCCGCCTGGATCGCCTCGTTCCAGGGAATTCCGAGCAGGTACATGATCGGTGAGAAGACATAGCCGAGCAATTGCTGGAAGCTCAGTTCGGGCAGTCCGAACAGGGCGCCGACCCCGCCGAGGAGACCGTTGGCCATGGCCACAAGCGAGACGAACGCCAGCAACATCGCACCGACGCCAGCGGCAAGCTTGAGCCCCGTCGCCGCGCCATCGGCCGCGGCCATGATGACGTTGGCCGGGGCTTCGTCGCCGCCCTCGTCGAATTGGAGGCGCTTGGGCTCGACGATCTCCTCCTCCTCGTCGGGCATGATCATCTTGGACATCAGCACGCCAGCCGGCGCCGACATCAGTGCCGCGGCGAGCAGATAGGGCGCGATCTCGGAACCGAGCATGGCAATATAAGCGGCCATGACCGAGCCGGCGACGCTGGTCATGCCCACAGTCATAACAGTGAACAGCTGCGAGCGGCTCATATTGGCGAGATAGTGCTTCACCACCAGCGGCGCCTCGCCCTGGCCGATGAAGATATTGGCTGCTGCGGTCAGGGATTCGACCCGGCTGATCCCGGTAATCACCCGGATCGCCCCGCCGATCCAGCGCACGATCAGGCCGATGATGCCGAGATAATCGAGCACCGCCACCAGCGAAGCGAAAAAGATGATCACGGTAAGCGCCTGCAGCGCAAAGGCGCCGCCGCCTATTTCGGGACTGGCGATATTGCCGAAGATGAAGCGGGTTCCCTCAGCGGAATAGCCGAGCAACTGGGAGACGCCATAGGTCAGCGCCTGCATGGTGGCCACGCCCCAGGGTGTGGCGAGGATGAACAGCGCCATCAGCGCCTGCAGCGCAAAGGCTGCCGCGACCACCCTCAACTTGATCCGTTTGCGGCCGGTCGAAATGGCAAAGGCCACGGCCAGAATCGCGGCGATGCCGGCGAGGTTGATGAGCATTTGGGTCCCCTGCCGATGCCGGCGATGTGGTTTCAACCGAAAGTTGAAGCCGAATTCGCCGCAATGCTCAAGCGCCAGGCGCGGAATTATGGGGAATTCTGCCTCACCGCACGGCTAAAGTGGCGCAGGGCTGAACTCGGCCTCTCAAACCAGCTCATCAAATCAATCACGGGGCACAGCTGCGACAGCGAAGTCAGCCGCTATACCAGGGAGGCCGATCAGGAGCGCATGGCAGAGATCGCTGCCGGGTATTTGGCTAACGGCTCAAATCCCGATTGGGCTAACCACCAGCAAGTGATTGAAAGTGGGGACTAATTTAGTGGATATGGTGCGCCCGACAGGATTCGAACCTGTGGCCCCCAGATTAGGAATCTGGTGCTCTATCCTGCTGAGCTACGGGCGCGCCTTGAAAATCAGTCACTTACGTCTTGGTCATCCTCGTTGTTTTGCAACTCTCCAAAAATGTTTTGCACTTTCAGTTTCGAGACGGCGTTGGTCGCACGGACTTTCCCCCGGCTCTTCGAGGCGTAGCGGGACACCATTTCCAGCGAGCGATGCCCGGTGATCGACATGATTTCCTCGTCTGATGCGCCCGCGTCCGCGTAGAGCGCGGCGGCTGTGTAGCGCAGCCCATGGAACGTCAAGTGCTTTGGGATGCCGACCTTGTCGCAGGCTGCCCGGAAGCCACGCGAGAAGGTGCGGCCCGAGAACTCCCGGCCAAGGATGAAGCCCTCCCGATCCTCCGGGCACAATTTATCCAGCAGTTCCTTCAACTCTCCAAAAAGCGGGATAACAACCGGACGGCCTCGCTTCTGGGGCGGGAACGTGAGTGACTCGCCATCGTAGTCCGACCACCGCAGACCCAAGACGTTCGCGCGGCGCTGTCCGGTCATGATTGCGATCAAAAATGACACATTATAGGGGTAGCTCAACTTTCCCGTCTTGGCTTTTTTGATGGATATTTGATCCCAAGGTTGGTGGCCATCACCCAACTTGAGGAGCGCAATGCGGCCAATGGGGTTGTGCCCTATGACCCCTCGCTCGACGGCAAAATTCATGAGTCTGTTCATTATCTGAACAATGTAGTTGGCGAACCTGCGCCGGTCGATGTTCGCATCCCTGACCCGAGCAACGAATCCGTGCGTGATGTCCGTCACAGACACCGCGCCGAACTTCTCCACGATGTGATCCAAGACGCGGTCATACTCCTTCCGCGTTAGCGGCTTTAAGTCGAGATAGGCTGGAGAGGCTTTGTATGTAGCGATGAGGTGGGCCATGGTGCCGGAGGCGGGAGCCTTGCGCTCGACCTCCTCCTGTAGTTCCGCCCACTTGGCCATGAAGGCAGGGTCTCCGGGCACCCCCGGAAGGCGAACGAGCGGTCGTCCGCGCTTCCGGTAATACCAGTAGGCGTTACCCCGGCTGTCGATCCTCACGACGTTCTTGAGCTTCACGCTCGTAGGCACTAAGCACGTCCTCCACAGGCTTGCCAGCGTGTCTGTGGGGGTTCGCCGCGCAGAGGTCAAGTTCCGGTCGGGACCACAGCCTGACCTTCCCGATCACCTTCCCGGCGGGCGGGATGATGCCACTCTGCATATACTTGCGGAAGGTGGACTCCGCGATCCGCAGGTATCGCGATGCCTCGCCGATGCGAAGCCAGTAGGGGCCAGCCTCCATCACATGAAGGACTCCGGCAGAGCGAGCGCCCACTTCTGGACCAGCTTCCGGTTGCGGGAAACCCAGCGCTCCGCGCCGGGTCCAGCCTTGACGAGAAGGGCGAAACATTCATTCCTGCTCCAGCCCTTGAAGCACTTATAGCCCGACATGACCCGCGCCTCTTTTTCGAGAAGCAGGGGCATATCGTAGCCATAGTATTCGGCGGCGACCAAGACCTCGACAGCGTGGCCCCGCGCCTCCAGCGCCCGCATGGCAGGCGGGAACAGGAAGGCACCGATGGGGGCCATGGCGAGCACGACGGCGGCGGGAGTCACGAAGATCGACAAGGCGATGGCGGCGGCCCAGAAGAACGCCACGACGGAGGCTACGATCCGCCACTCCCTGACCTCCTGCATGAGGGTCGCCGCAGGGTGCCGGACGCCTCGGAACATCTTGATCCCGAGAACGTTCCAGCGAGCGTTGTAGCCTGCCGCCTTGGCTTCCTTGAGGCCACCGGGCAGGATGGTGATCGGGGGCGTAATCATCGTGTGACCTTCCGAGCGAGTTCTTCGACCTTGGCGGCGAGCGCCTTGTGTTCCTTGGCGAGTTTGGCGAGGCCCTCGTTGATCGTGTTGTCGAGGGACTTGCGCATCTCCTCTACTTGCATCTCGAAGAGGACCACGTCGTCCCGCAGGGACGACAGTTCATCCGGCGTCTTGAGTTCGCCGAAGCCTTCGCGCCGGAAGTTCTGCACCGACGCCAGCGCGATCCCGACCTCGTCGGAAATCTTCTGGTCGGAGTAGCCGTTGAGATACTCCCCCGCGTCTTCGTCGAAGTGCTCGCTAATCAGGCGCATCATCCGCGCCTGCGCCCTGATAGCGGCGGTCGAGGGAACCGCCTCCTTGGTATTCGTGGTCATATCGTTCTCCGTGGTGGTGGTGGTCGTGATCTGGCAATCAGGGCAAATGTCCGGGTCGAGAAGCCACCCCTTCTGGGCGAACTTCTTGGCAATCACCTGTTCCGGCAGGACCATCTTCATCATGATGCTTCCGACCGCGCTGCACCTTGAGCAGCGGATTTCGCTCATGTTGCGGAATTGCCCGCCGACCATGTCCTTCCTGATGCGCCGCCCGTGGTTTGGCGCATTGAAGATGTGGCTAGCGGCGACCGGGTGGCGTCCTCTCTTTCCCATGACTTTCTCCTGTGGTGGTGAGGTGAGATTGAAGGTTGGGGAGGTCATTCAACTCGGGGAAAAACCGAGCATAATGAGCCAGATAGATGGCGTTGCAGAGAATGTGATCGGCATGAAGCTCGCCGCTCTCGGGATCGGTAAGTTCACCCATCTGCATGGCCGACAGGTGCCGGAGCAGGCTGGCGATGGGGACGGACCAGTCAGCCCCCTTCGCCCAATTCCAGTCCGAGTATTTGCCCGAACCAAATTCCAAGACGCGCGCAGCCCCCTCCAGCGACGGGAGCGCGATAAGGTCGAGCCGGGCCTTCCCTGCGTTCTTGCGGTCGGCCTTCATTGCGGAAGAGCCAGCGCGAAGTCGTAGCCCTCTTCGATCCGAGCGGCTTCGATGTCGATCAGGAGCAGGCGCAGCCGCTTCTCGGCTGCGCACAGGCTATTGGTCACATGGTGCGCCTTGTCCTTGGCCCGGCGGATAGCGTCGTGGTTGCCCCCCTCGTCGCCGTAGAGGTCGGCGATGCGACGGTTGATCGAGAACAGTTCGTCGCGCGTCTCGGCGACGATTTCGTATTCAGCCCGGTATTTCTTGAGGAGGTCGGCGAGCACTGATGGTTACTCCTTGGCCAGCGGGCGATAGCGCTCGAACGAGCCGCAGGTCGCAGTCGCAGGCATGTTGTGAAGGTGGCAGTGCCAGCCACCGTCCGGCTCCGCAGAGGCGTGCTGGCAGTGGTAGCACTCGCGTTCGAGGACAGGACTTCCCCAGCACGACGTGCGTTTGAAACAGCCCCGGCAGCGCCAGTCGCTTTCGTCTCCGGCGATGCGCCGGGCCGTGTTCAGGAGCGCGCTCTCGATCCGCGTCTTGAGGAAGGCCCACTCAATCTCGTCGAACTCAACGATTTCAGCGTGATACTTCGAGTTGTTCTTGTTGTATGCGATGAACAGCGTGTCCGCCGTGCGGCTCATGGCCATCTGCATCTGCATCTGGTCGAAGTAGTGGGGGTGACTGAACCTGACACCCCGGTCCATGAACTTCGTCCAAGACGCATCGTTCATCGACTTGATTTCGAGGTTGCGCAGACGGCCCGAGGGAAGCTCGATCAGGCCGTCGAGATTGCACCGGATATGGCCGTTCATGTAGTCGTAGTGCCATTGCTTGCCGGTGAGCGGGTCGTTCTCCATCACGTCGAGCTTGGCCCGCTTCGTGAGGTCGCGGACCACGATGTCTTCCACGACGTTGCCGAGGTTGAAGATGCGCTGGAGTTGGGGGTCCGGGCTGTCGTCGGGGAAGCCGCGAAGCGCGAAGGCCAGCGCGGCCTCGCACTTGTTGCCGATGCCAGACGCGCCGATGTAGCGACGAGGCTTCTGGTCTCGGGGACCATACCCGTCGTTGATAGCGGCAACGATGTCAGCGGCTTCGGACAAGACGGGTTCCTTGAGGGAGAAAAGGGTGTCCCGGTCGAGGTCTGTGGAGGAGACGCGCCCCCGACCGGGACTAGCCATCGGTGCGACCCGATGGGCTATCGCTTAGAACGGAATGTCGTCGTTCAGATCGTCGTTGTAGCCGCCGCTCGTCGAGCCAGCAGAGGGGTTGGAGGCGTAGCCGGTCTGCGCCTCGACCTTGTAGTAGGCACCGGAGCGGCGCGGCTGCCCGCCGCCCGGACGGGTCTGTCCGTTCTTGTCGGTCCAATCGGGGCCTTGCTCGACATGAACGCCAACCCGGCGTCCGATCAGGCTCTTCACGTCGCCCGGATGATCCGGGTTCGGGTGGCCGCTGTTGACCAGCAGGCTCTTGAGGCGGCTCTTGCCGATGCGTTCGGCGTCGGCGTTGCGGTTGTGCAGGTTGATGAAGTCGTCCACCTTGCCTTCGCCGCTTTCGGCTTCGAGCACCACCACGAGGCCATGGCCCGTCTTGTCCTTGGTCGCCTTGACCTCGGCCTCGACGATCTTGCAGGTGTAGCTGCCGGGCTTGAGGGTAGAGCGCCCGTTCTCCGCTTCGACGCCCGACAGGTTCAGGCCGCCAAATCCATTCCAACTCATTGATATTCTCCTAGTTCAGGTGGGATTAAAAGGGTTCGCCGGAGGGTTCTTTCGGCGCTTCGGGAGACTTCTCTTCTTCCTTCGGCGCACCCTTCATGGTGTCCGAGTAGGCCGCGAAGTCAGCATCGCTCATGGCGATGCGCTGGTGCAGGTTAAGGATGCTCGCGCCGCGCTCGATGGGCTTGAGGCGGCGACGCGGATCGCGCGTCTTGCCGTGCCAGCCCTTCACTTCCTCGGTGATGATGAAGCGCGCAACGCGAGCATCCAGTCCGCCCCCCGGCTGCTCAAGTTCAACAGTCTTGCGGATGCCGCAGAAGACATGATCGAAGAGGGCGGGAATGTGCTTCGCCACCTTCTTCATCTTGACCATCGGCCAATAGTGGGTCTGGCCGTTGTCGTCGTCTTCCTCCATCGCCAGAGCGGTGACGAGGACATGGACCGGAAGGTCGCGCACCCACTTGAGCGCGCCGATCATGGCCCGTTCGTAGTCGCCCCACACGGCGAAGCCGTCCATCTTCTTTCCCGACGAGGCGGCGAGGTCTTCGTGGAGCTTCTGGAAATGCTGGAGGCAGCGCTCGGACATTTCGGTGACGCTGTCGATGCCGATCCAGTTGAACCCGGCAGCCTTGAGGTCCACGTCCTTGAGCATACGAATGATGCCCATGAACGAATAGACGCCGTCATCCGGGTTGTGCGGACCATCCCAAGACGTAAAAGGCAGGAAGTCGATGTCGCAGTCGGACACCGACGACAGCCCGCTCTCACCCGAGATAATCAGGCCGCGCCCGTAAAGCTCGCGGTAGTAACGGAACTGGTAGGTCTTCCCGAAACCGTGGTGAGCGTAGAGCAGGGTCTTGTGAGCATGGGCCTCGGCGCTGGAGGTGTTCAGCGTCTTGAACATCTTACTTCCTTTTCTCGATGCTGATCTTGAGGGCACCGGACTTGCGCGTGAGGGCGTGCCGGTAGTGGTCCTGCTGGCTCTCGGACAAAGCCTCGTAGGTCTTGCGCTTGATGGTCGCGCTGGTGTCGATGATTTCCGCCGGGTCTTCGGCGAGCGAGAGCATTTCCTTGAGGGCGTCCTGATCCCAGCTCCACCTCTCGCCCTTGGCCACGACCAGATCGCTGTCGCCATCATAGGGGATGCGGATTTCCTCGCCGACCGCATCGGTAGGCATCCGGGCTTCCGATGCGATACGTTCGCACAGGTCTTCCCGCGCCTCCTTGAGGGCTGCGATCTCGTCTTCCACACCAAGGAGGGCTGCGACCATGCTCTTGAGGGCCGCAGACATCGCGACCGGGGGAGGAGCGCTTCCGCCGAGAAGCGGCAAGGCGGATTGGACGGTGGCGGGAGTTTCGAGGGACGCTCCGAAGCTGTCCCAATCATCTTTCGTATCGCTCATCTGACGTTCCTGTGAAAGATTTTGTGGTGGGGGTCTTGATGACACCCAAAGGTGTATCGTAGGTGAGACAGGCAGGTCAATATGCCTGCTCAACATTTTTCAGGAAGAAAAGAAAATGCTGCCCTCTCATCGCTTTGACGTGGCAAAACTGGTGGCGGACCTCGGTGGTCCGGCATACCTTGCGCGCGTTATCGGGGTGTCTCGAACCACGCCCTACCGCTGGATCAACCGCAGCTATCTGTCGTCCCCCGTGATGGAACGGATCAAGGACGCCTTCCCCACCCTGAATCTCGACCCCTACTTCACCACCACTGGAGACAATGACGATGACGGACACCTTGGAGGCCGGAGCGCACGACGCAGCGCTTGAGTATCTTGAACGGGGGTGGTCGATCATCCCGATCAGCCCCGATACCAAACGTCCGATCATCAAGTGGGCCGAGTATCAGGAGCGCCTTGCTCGCCCCGAAGAGGTGGACGAGTGGTTCAGCCAGTGCCCCGGTGCCATGCTGGCGGTGGTCACAGGGGCGGTCTCCGGTATCGTCATTGTCGATACGGACAACGCCGACGCCGAAGCCTACGCCAAGGCGAACGGACTGGCCTCCACGCCTATCTCCGTGAAGACCAAGCATGGCCGTCACTTCTACTTCGCGCACCCGATGGACGGGGTGCGCCGTGGCCCGAGGGCTGGCGTGAATGTGCGCCAGCACGCCCCCGACTGGCCCAAGGTTCCCGGCCTCGACTTCCGGGGCGACGGTTCCTATGCGCTGCTGCCTCCCTCGAAGAGCTACATGTGGGAGGTCCAGCCCGGCATCGACATCCAAGACGACCTGCCGACGTGGAACGATTGGGTTCCTCCCGCCGCCGAACCCATCGACGGCCAGTTCGATTTCTCCCGGCTCGACCTGTCGAGCGTCCCTTCGAGCGATAGCAAGATCAGCGAGTGGGAGCGCACCGCGCAGTTCGTCCGCGAGAACTTCCCGTCCTCCCTCAAAATCCCGAGTGGCCAAGGCAACGCGCGCAACGAGCGCCTGATGCGCCACCTGTCCGAGCGCCTCCTCCAAGGCGATTGGGGTGCGCAGCTTCGCCTTCGCGGCTTCGAGTTCATGAAGGAGTTCTTCGTCGAGAACTTGGGCGACCGGGAGTTCGAGGCAACCTGCGCCAGCGTCGAGCAGATGGAGCGGCGCAATCATCCCGAGCGCTTCGACGCCGAAGGCAACTACGTCTTCCGCCCCATGGCCGAGGTAGTCGAGCGCCATGTCTCCCATGAGCGCAAGCTGATCTACGCCCACGACGCAGCAGCGCTCATCAAGGAGGCGGATGCCCGCAGCTATCTCATCGAGCCATGGCTGCGGAAAGGGACGATTGTGCAGGTCTATGCCTACTCCGGGCACGGCAAGTCCATGCTGCTCCAGAACGCGCTCTTCGCGCTCGCCTCTGGCCGTCCGAACTTTGGGCCGTGGGAACTCCCGTCCGGCGCGGCTCGGGTGCTCTACCTCGACTACGAGAACGGGCCGGGCACCATCGGTGTGCGCCTTGAGGGACTCACCAACATGTTCGGCAAGACGGACGACAGGTTCGCCGTCTGGACTCCGTTTCTGCAAGAGGGCGAGGAAATGAGCCTGCGCTCCAGCGATGGCCTCCAGACGCTTGAGGGCTGGGTGAAGTGGTATAAGCCCGATGTTGTCGTGATCGACACGATCCGCTCCGCATGGCCGGGCATGAGCGAGAACGACGCCAGTGAATGGGGAAACGTCAACAAGCTGGCGATCACCCTGCGCAACGCAGGCTACGCCGTGATCCTCGTCCACCACTCCAACAAGCCGGGCGACGACGGCTTCGGCAGGGAGGCTGGCAGCACCAACCAGCTCACCGTCTTGGAGACCCAGCTCCGCATCACGCAGGTCTTCCTCGACAAAGACACAGCCCACCAGAACGCCGGGCGTTACGACGGCGACTACGACTGGCCCGTCTGGCCCGAGCTTGAAGCCAAACTGCCCACGGACTGCACCCTCAACATGGTCGTCGAGGTCCGCTACGGTAAGGTCCGCGAATGGACCGACCTGCACGACCGGACGCAGTGGATCGGGTGGGGCACGTCCAACGTGACGGACGACCGCTATGTCGTGAGCAGTTCCAGCACGAAGCAGAAGGCCAAGGCGCTGGCGTTGAGGGGCGAGCCTGTCGCGAGTATCGCGGCGACCCTGCACCGCCCGGCGCGCACCATCGAGAAGTGGCTGGGCCTTACTCCGTAGGCCCGAACATACGGATCACCTTCACGTCCCCGCCGAACAGTTCGCGCGCTGCATCCACCATGGCTGCGGCGCGCGGATGCTTCCGGCGGTTCTCCTCCGCAGCGAACTCGCGCTGCGCCTCGTCCATCACATGGGCCAGCGAGGGAGGGATGGGGCGACCGCGCTCAAGGAGCGTCTTCGCGTAGTCGATCAGCGTCCGGTCGTCGTGCTTCGCCTTGGCCATCAGGGCCTCCAATAGGTTCGTCATTGCCAGTCATTCGCGGCCTTGCGATGACATGCCCCGGCCCCACAGCCGCTTGTTCCTTCCGGTGACTGACCATTCCGAGATCGCTGACGAAGTCGAACTCGTGGGAGAGTGTGGGCGGGTAGTTCAAAGAACAAAAAAAGAACAAACCAAAATTCATGAGTTTGAACGCTCAAGCCTCAAAGCCTTAAGTTTCCAAAGAACATGAACAAATTCGAGAGTAGCGCGGGACCGTCCGGGGGACGGTCCAAGCGTTAACCGTCAATTCTACAAATCCAAAAAAATCTACGCTGGGGCACCTTCGGCCACCTTGCCGGTGGCCCCGGCCCCTCGGAGAGGGGCCACCGCCCGGTCGGATCGACCGTGCGGCGAAGCCGCCACGAATTTCTTGGGATCAATTCAGAGTTCAAACTCATGATTGATCCTTTAGCGATTGTCAACACCCGCGAGACACCCTAAAAAAAAGAACCACCACAGCCCACAGGAAAGCCCGATGACCAACGATGAACGCGCAAAGCTCCGCAAGAAACGCAACCTTTTCCGACGCCGCCAACTCCCTCCCAACCACCGCGAGCGGGTCGGCCTCCCGACCACCCCGCGCCCGCGTGTGACCAAGGGCGAGCGCTACGGGATGCTCACCGTGATCGCGCCCAACTACTTCCATATCACGGAATGTCTCGTGCTCTGCGACTGCGGAAAAGAGGCGGTCGCCAACGTCCAACTCATGATCGACGGACACAAGAAATCCTGCGGCTGCCTCCAAGGGCGACACCGCAAGACGCCCACCGCCTAACCTCAAGAGGCGGCCCGCCCGTGGGGCGGCGGGCCGACGACCATGACCTCCGGCCAACGCTACAGGCCCGTCCCCCGGACGGGCCTTCGCTGCTCCGCCCAACCGCCGAGCGCTGCGCGCCCGTCCCCCGGACGGGCGCTTGCTCCCCACATCTTGACATACACCTCACGGTGTGTTCTGGGTGTCCCAAGAACAGGACGGGAACGCGCACTCATGCCACGCAAAGTCGAACTCTCCCAAGACGACCTTGAGTGGCTCCACGCCAATCACTCCCGCACCTCCCACAAAGACATCGCCGCCCGCCTCGGCGTCTGCACGGACACCGCCAAGCGCATCTTGGCCCGCCTCGGCCTCCAGAACTTCCCCGGCGCAAAATACGCCGTGGCCCAGACCCACCTCGTCAAGACGTGGAACCGGCCCTGCCTCACCTGCGGCGACAAGAGCACTCGCCCCAAGGGCTGGTTCTTCTGCCGCTCCTGCCGCCTCAAGCGAGGATACGACAACGATGACTGAATCCGCCCCCTTCCCCTCCGGCAGCCCTGCTCTCCACCGCCTGCTGGCCCTGCTGGCCGACCACGCAACCCTCATCCAGCAGAACTACCCGCTGGCCCTGCGCGCCCACCTCCAATCCACCACCGCCCTCCAGACCACGCTGGCCATCCTCGATGACTGACGCCCCCAAGAAGCGCCGCACCAATGGCCGCTCCATGAAAGCGCGGGGCGACCTCTTCGAGCGCGAACTCGCCGCCTACATGGCCGCTCGCCTCAACCTCGACATTCGCCGCGCGCCCCTTTCGGGCGGCGGCGTCATCCATGGCCTTTCGGGCGGCGCTGACCTCTCCGGCACACCCTCGCTCCACGTCGAGGCCAAGCGCGTCGAGAAACTCTCCTTCCCCGACGCCATGCGCCAAGCCGAGAGCTCCCTCCTCAAGTCCGGCGCACCCGACATTCCCGTGGTCATCAACCGCCGCAACCACCAACCCCTTGGCTCCGCCTTCGTCCTCATGCGCCTCGACGCCTTCCTCGATTTCTACGAGGCCTTCCTCGCCCGACCCTTCCGACCCACCACCAAGACGGAGTGACCACCATGTATGGCCGCGACTACCTCGAACCCTCCGACCACCTCGAAGACGCGCCGCACCCGCGCGCCCTCCCCGAACACTACGAACTCGACCTCACCCCCTCCGAACACTACCAGTTCACCGAGGACAGCAAGGTCTTCGAGCTGCGCATGAAGAGCGGCGGCACGATCACCATCGACCTCGTCTCCGGCTCCCGCCACCTCAAGTTCGGCGGACCCACGACCATCTACTTCGACGCCCCGATCCTCTTCGTTGGCGAGCGCACCATCGAACACGTCACCGTGGCCACCGACCCCGGCCCCAACTAGACGGCCCCAGCAGGCCAGCAGGCGGGCGGGGACGACCGCGCGCGCCACAGCGCGCACACACCCATCATGCGCATCCCCTTCCAGACGACCCGCACCGTTCGCGCCATGATGTCGTGGGCACTCTTCGGCGGCGGCGTGGCCTGCACGGCCATCGCCATCCTCCTGATCGCCATCGTGTGGCTCGGCGAGTGGACGCCCGCCATGGAGCCGCGCCGCCTCACCTACCTCGGCGTCTCGCTCTACTGCGCGCTCGGCGGCATCGGCATCGTGCTCGTCTCGCTGGCCATCGGCGGCCCCGTGGGCCGCATCAAAGGTTCCATCGGCAAGCTCGTCACCCTCGAAGCCCAAGACGACGGCCACAAACTCCTCGAAACCGAAGAGGACTCCACCCCCCGATGATCCCCCTGCCCTCCTCGATCCTCCTCAAGATCGGCGCGGCCTTCGCCGCCGCCTCCATCCTCACGCTCACCGCCCTCCTCATGGCCCAGAAAGCCCAGACGGCCCACTACAAATCCTCCTACGAGGCCCAGATCGTCCTCAACTCCAACCTCGAAGCCGACATCGCCATCAAGACGGCGGAGGCCACCGCCGCCGCAACCCTCAAGGCCGAGCAGGACCGCCTCGCCTACGAACGCATCCAGACGGAGAACACCAATGCCCTCGAAGACCGCCTCTCCATGGCCCTTGCTTCTGCTCGCGACTACCGCGCTCGCCTTGAGCGCCTGCGCATCGACTTCCACCCGCCGGGTGGAAGTGGTCCCGGCGACCCTGCCGACCCGGCCCCTGCCGGTCCCGCCTCCGGCCCTCATCGAACCCCTTCCGATGCCCTCGTTCCTGTCCCCGCCGCCGACCTCGACGCCTGCGCGGTAGCCTACGTCACCGCCACCGGCTGGCAGGCGTGGTGGCAGCAAGTCCGGCAAGTCCAGCAGGCCAACCAAGACGCCAAAAAATAGCGCAGAAACGATGAAAGGCGCGAACCCCTTCGGGTCCGCGCCTTTCTCTCCCACCACAGGAGAACCACAGATCAACGATCATGGCAGGGCCGCGCATAGCGCGGCCCTCTCCTTGTGGCAAGACAACTCTTTCAGTCGAGCATCGTCGTCTTGGCTCGCTCCAGCGCCCCAATCATAAACGTCGAGCCATGCTTGCCAGCCATCGTATAGTTGAACGAAAATCCCGGCAGGCCGTCATCCTCCGTTTCATCGACCACCTCGATAATCAGCACGTCCGACATGTTCAGTTCGCCCCGGTCAACCCGCCGCAACACGTCAACCAGCGCATCCCTCGGCGTCCACGAACGCGAGTCCGCATCGCGCGCAGCGCGATGCTCCCCGACGCTCATGGGCGCATCCGCAAAGTCCTCGGCGTTGGTCATCCGCTGGCCCTCCGCCCGCACCTCCACGGGACGCCCACCAAACCGGCCAACCACGACGCCGCCACCTTCATGGCCTTCATGACCTTCATGACCTTCATGACCTTCACTCATTTCATTCTCCTGTGGTGAAAAAACAAAAACCTACTTCCCGCTCACTCCGGCCAACACCCCGCCGAGCAGGTCAAACGTCCTCCGATCCAGCAACTCCAACAGGCGCGCGCGCCTCGCCGCAACAGCCGCCTCCCCGGCCTGCCGGGACAATTCCTTCAATTGCCCCTCAACAAATTCGATGTTTCGATACGTCGCCCCCCCAAAAATTTTACGCATACCCTCGTGCCACGCAGGGACCATGTCCGCCGCATGGGAACAATCGAACCCGAGCACAGTCCCCTCCAAATCGACGGGCCATGCGTTTCCCTCTGCCGCAGGCATCCGTCTGCTCATATAGGTCACGCCGCCATGAATACAGATGTCCCGCAGCCGGGGGTCATACTCGTCCTCCGCCCCATCCCACGGATGGCCCTTGGGGACGGCGATGTAGCCCAGCCAGACGCCCGACATGGGGTCTCGGCGGGCAAGGCACCAATACCCCTCCCCGCTGATCCACGAGACGAGGTCCGGCTCACTATCCCATGGCCCGCCGGAACCCCTCCAATCTGCCTCCGCAAATTTCTTTCGCTCCACCTCAATCATGGTCCTTCTCCCCCAGCTCCTTCTCCAAGACGGCCTTCTCCAAGACGGCAATCCGGGCGAGCGCCTCCCCCAACTTGACCGCCAGTTCGTCGCGCTGCGCCTCGGCCTCCGCGACCCTCTTCTCGGCCTCCAGCACAACCTCAAGGCCCTCGGCTTCCTCCTTGTTCAGCCCCCTGCCACGACGCTCCCGGTCGTCCACGGGATAGGAGTCGAGGTGTTCAGGCGGCTCGCCGCCGAAAGGTGCCTTGGCCCACTCCAAAGGCTTTCCCGTCTTCGCGCTTTCCAGATACATATCAAAGATGCGCTGGGCCTCTTCCGCCTGCTGACGCTCCCACTTCCGGTGGTCTTCCATGATTCCCTCGCGCTCACCCCAGACGCCCTTGGGCGGCGGCACGATGTTCGTCATACGAACCTCCCATCGACCACCTTCAAGACGCTGCGATGCTTCACATCACTCAAGGCCAAGCCAAGACCCCTCTCGATCCTGTCGGCCCCCTCGCTATCGTCCGCAACAAAATCAATCGGATGCTCGGTAAACCCGTTGGGCTTCCCATCATCCCCATAGAACACCTCGTGCAACGCATAATACGGCTCGAAGGCACCACTCGCCGAGTGGTGGTGCAACACCCTGTAATTCCAATGGCCCATGCCAAATCTCCTGTGGTGGAACGAAAACGGGGCCGACCTTTCAGCCGACCCCGCCCCTACCCAACGGTCACTGATACCCGTCGGGAAAACTGTCAGCCGCGCACCATCAGGCGGGCAACCATTTCGCTGGTCACGGCAACATCATCGAGGCGCGTCCTGATTTCGTTGAGCGTCCGCGCGCCCACAGCCGGACCCGGCACGGCGCTGCCCCACTCGAAGCGCAGGTCGAGCACCTGCTGATCTTCGCCGACCAGCGCAAAGACCTGCAAGAGCGGCACGGCCTGCACCTTCGGCTCGCCTTCCGTCACCTTCACGGGCGCTGCCTCGAACGCCTCACCATCCTGCACAACATCGGCAATAGCCTCTTCATCGACAATCACGTTACTCGCGTCACTCACCTTCGTTCTCCTTGTGTTCCAACTTACTCTTCGGCCCAGCCCGTGACCGCCGACCAGTCGATGGCCGCAAGCGCCACCTGCATTTCCTCGACCTGCGACCGCACACTGTCAGCCAGATCGACCAGCGCATCCCCAATGAACGTGCCGACCGGCACGGTCCCGGCCAGCGCCGCGATGCGCCCGCTCATGGCCGCCAGTTCATCCACGATCCTGCGATAATCCTCGTTCATTGCACCCCTTTCAAGCCGGGGGTGTCTCTCCAACACCCGAACAACACCCATGCCCGAGTCGCACAAGTGAGACAAGACCCCTGCCCAAAAATTATTTGCAAATCGTCAAGCCCCTCACCTCAAATGGCGAGGACAGCCGTGCTTTTCGCGCTCGGCGCAAGGTGCGCATAGGCAGATACCTGCCCCAACCCGCTATGACCCAGCAGTTCGGCCACGAGGTTGAGCGGGACACCCCTCTGGACAAGGGTGCTCGCAAAGGTGCGCCGCAGATCGTGCAGCCTCACGTCTTCGAGGCCCGCCGCCTCGGCAATGCCCTTCACCTTGGACGACAGGATGCCCACGCGCAGCCTGCTTCCATACACATTCCGAAACACCGGCCCCCGGCGCTTCTCCATGGGCACACCGCCCTGCCGGTTGAGGCGCGCGGCCTCGGCCAGCGCGCCGACCGCCCTCGGATTGAGCGGAACACTCCGCTCCCGCATGATGCCCTTCCCCTTCCGGGTCCACAGGCGCGCGTGCCACTGGCCGTCCGTATCCTGCCACAGATGGCTCCAGTCGAGCGCCACGCACTCGCCTGCCCGCGCCCCGGTCATGGCCAGAAACACGAAGGCGGGCCACAGATACTCGGGGGCCTTGAGCAGGAACGCATCAAGCTCCGCCGTGGTCAGCCACCGGCTCCGGCTCCCGTTGTCAGCAGGCTTACGCACGGCAATGGGATCGCACCAGCCACGCTCCGCCGCATGGTTCACCACCGCCATGGCCATGGTGAGCGCCTTGCGCTTGGTGCTGTCCTTGCAGCCTGCCTTCTCCCGGTCCACGAAGTCGAGCAGCATGGCTCCCGTCAGATCGCGCAGGCGCACAGCCCCAAGACTGCGGCTGAACAACCGCACGTCAGACAGGCTGCCCCAACTCAAGTTCTTGTGGCGCTCATACAGATCGCAGGCTGCCTCCACCGTGGCCCTCGGAAACTTGGAGAACAGGGGCAGGCCACGCGCCACCGACATTTCCATGGCCTCCGCCTTCTCGGCGGCAACGGCCTTCACCTTGGTCATCATGCTTCGCCGCACCCGCTGGCCCCGCAGGTAGCCGTCGGCGTGCCAGACGCCGCGTTTGTCCCTCTTGAGATTAAGTCCCATCCTCACATTCTCCATCGTCTGCGTTCAAGCTGTGGTGGTAGAGCGCCTTGTATGCGTCGGGCGCGCTCCAGTCCCGATCCCAAGTCTTGGGCAGGCCCCCGCTCCACCGTATATACTCGCTGGCGGGCATGGCCTCGAAGGCCATCTTGGCTTTGGCCACGACGCTGGCCCGGTTGTTCACACCAAACTTGGAGAAGAGGCTCCGCACATAGACCTTGGCCGTGTTGATGGTCACGCCGAACCGCTCGGCAATCTCGGCGTTGCTCGCACCCCTCAACAACATCTGGAGTGCGGCGTGTTGCTTCGTGGTCATGCGCGGCAATGGCCCGTGGTTGCCAGCCTTTGCCACGACCTCGCAGACATTGCCGAGGATGCGCTCCATCGCATCGACGCGCCCCTCAAGACGCGCGAAATCGACGCGCAGTTCCGTGATAGTTTCCGTATTGTTCATGCCATAATCCTCCGTGAGTCACCTATCTCCTGTAACATTAGTGATACACCCTTGAGCCATCCTAGAACAGACCCTAGTCCAACTCGACTATCGTCAGCTTTCCGCCTCTGAACCCTGCGCCCGTGTCCATCCACACCAGATTGGCCCGGCTCACCGGCGTCTTGAGGGCGTTGTGCCCCATCATGACCGTGTCCACGCCAGCAACCGGCAGGATGCTGTCGCCCCGCGTCATGGCCCCGAAGGTGTCCCTGCTCCACATGGCAAAATTACGGATGGCCTTGGCCTCCCGGCCACCACCCTCCAGATCGCGAATGAAGCGTCGCCAGTCGAGACCCCACAGGTCGGCATGGACCAAGCCGTAGCTGCGTCCACTCGGCGAGTGGACGGTCCGGGCAATCGGCAGGGG